CGTCGAGTTTAGAGAAGTCCGTCTCCAAAATAAGACGTTCTAACTTCTCAGCCAAGGCAACAAGTGCCATGACGCGCGCAGCTACTTGCGTCGGGTTCATACCAACTACGTAGTGCTGCATCTTCTTCAACGCGAATTTTAATCCGCGAGATAATGAGCCAGTTTCAAGGGAGTGCTGCGTTGGGACGGTCGTAACGCCTCGTGAGGGGGCTCCTTTTAATACTTGCTCTGGCTTGAGGGTTACTCTGACGCGTACATCGTCACTTGATTCGTGCTTCACCTCAGCTGCATTCCTGACTTTCTGTAATTTTCCTCGCTGGTCGTCTATCACATCAGTGATAGTGGCAGGCGTACAACGACCCGGGCATCTTATAACGAGGGCGACGTATTCTTTGGCATACTGAATCATCTCGTCGCTGAACACTTCTTTGTTCACATTGGGTTCTAAACGTTCGGTAACGTACGACCTCTTTGCTGCTTGGTTGTCCGCCACAACAATGGCGACCTGGTCCACTATGCGCGGGATAATTTCCTCTGCGCGCGGTTTTCCTTTATCGTACATGTAATCGCCCTGGCTGGGATCGGGCGGCATGTAGACGTTTAGGCCTGTTGGGTCGGGTAAAGGTATAGCCAGAAACTCCATGAGCATCAGGAGTGAGGCACCTGTTACAGGGTAGTCGACTGATCGGCTGACTCGTTCTATCTCCGCGACCGATATAGTGCCCTTACAGCTTCTTGCCGAGTAAACGAGTCCCTTATAGGCACTCTCTGGCAGGAATAGTGAGCTGTCATAAGCCTGATCATTGTTACGCTTAAGCCAATATCCTATCACATCTTTATGCATGGCCTTCATGATAAGGAAAGGTCCAATGTTGTAAATGTGTTGAGAACGTGACAATAATGGGAGAGGAATGGTTACCTTCATCCACTTTTGCGCTAAATAATTGTATAAGCCTATGGGGGCATAATGGGTACTAGCGGGACATAGGAATACTACCTTCTTATTTGTGCCACCGATGACGTGTTGATGTACATCGTATATGGTAAAAGAAGATATGAAACCCCCCGAGTGTGGTATAACGAGCTGATCTTGAGAATAGTCGAAGAGCGATTGTATGTAAGTCGCTCCTCCCTTTACTTGTTCGACGACGGTACCAGGACCGATAAAGTACCAGTTTGAATCTGGGCACCTTCCGGATAATGAATTGCATGATAACGTCGAAATAATGATGGGATGACCGCCCGCAAAATTAAG